AGCTACCGGCGCGTCACCGAGGGCGGACACACCGACAGGCACCACCGCTACCACTCGGTGCGCGGGCACTGGTGCCAAAGCCGCCGCATACCCGCCTGCACGCATGAGTGGGAACCGGTGACCCCGGACAGGTATCATTGCCAGAAGTGCCCGGCAAAGCGCTGGTGGCGCACCAGCCATGGCCGAGGCGACGAGAAACTGGGCGTCGTTCACAAGGGCTACGAGGTCACCAAATAAAGGAATAAGCTGGCGGCGAATTAATAAGGATCGTATGCTTCGCCGATGAGAAAAGGAACATCCATGCAAACGACAAACGCCCGTGCTGGGCCAGCGCCAGATAACGGCCCGCCCATGGGTACGATCTGGAAATACCCCGTGGCCGCGCAACAGTTGACGGTGCATGAGATACCGCAGGGCGCGAAAGCACTGCACGTTGGTCCCGACCCGGACAGCGTGCTGTGCGTGTGGTTCCTCGTCGCCCCGGACATGCCGCTGGAAAAGCGCGCCATCGTGCTGGTGGCGACCGGGGGCGAGGTGCCAATCGACGCTGCCGATGACTATGTGGGAACGTTCATCGTCGGGCCGATAGTGCACCACGTGTTTAGTCCGTCGCCGACACAGATACACGCATAACCACCCGGTTCCCCCAGAAGGCCGTGGTTGGCTTCTTGGGGTTGAGAAAGGTGGTTAAGACAGCGGGTAGACGCGCCTTGGTCGGCACGTTCCGCTGTCGGGCGGCGGCTCAGCTTAAAAACTGGGCCGCCGTTTTCTTCGAAGGGGAGTGACTTCGATGGGAAATACAGGCGGGCGGCATCTGCCGTACACGCTGAAGCCGGAATTCGTGCGCGGCTGCACCATGCGATGCGTCTTCTGCGGCTTGCGCAACCAGACATGGGCCGAAGGCCCCTACCAGTTCATGCACGAAGACTTATGGATCGACTATTGTCGGGCCGTGAGAGATTGGAAACCGAAGGTCAGAATTGAAATCGCCAACCGTGGCGAGCCGACGATGCACCCCCAGTTCATCAGGTTCATCCGCATCGCCCGCAAGCTGTTGCCGCAGGCACAGTTCCTCGTCAGCACCAACGGCGATCTGGTCAACGTGCTGGGCCTGCCGCTGTTTAGGGAATGGGTCGCCGAAGCGCAGGCCGAGGGTGTCAACTGCTTCCTGCTCGACTGCTACACACCCAAGCGCCTGCGCGAGTTCACGGTGCTGTTCAAGGGTGCCGCCGACCTGTTCTTCGGCGACGAGGCCATGAGCCCCTACGGCTACCGAGGCCCCAACTGGCGGGCGCTCATCATCAAGGACGCCACCACCTACAAGAGCGAGCTAGGCCGCGTGCCGCGCGAGAACGTCATCCTGCACTACCACAACCAAGGTGGATTTGCTGACGTAGGGCCGGGCCGGGCATCCAAGATTTATCCAAACGTCCGACCCGTAGCTGCGCCGCTGGCCCGGATGTGCGTCAGGCCGTTCAGAGAAATGCCGATGTGGTTCGACGGCTCGGTGCCCTTTTGCTGCGATGACTGGGGAGATGCCCACATCATCGGGAGCTTCCCGGAACGGTCGCTTCCCGACCTGTGGGACGCCTACGACGAGGTGCGCGCCAACCTGATCGCGCGTGACCGGGGGGCGCAGAAACCCTGCGACAAATGCACCGAGGGTCAGGGCAAGCGTTTTGGATTGGAGTTGTCATGGTTCACGAAATGAACACCGAGGAACACCGGAAATTCTTCGCCGAGTTCTGCAAGTGGGAGCTTGCGAGCGGCGGCCCCGACCCGCAGTTGCCCACGGTATTCGAGATGGCCAAGGACGCCGCTAGCGACGAGGAAGCGATATGGCGGGGGTGCTGCTACATCGGCGTCTACAACGTGCCCTACGCCGAGGTGCTGTGGCGCGGCCTGCCCTTCAGCAAGTGCATGGAAAGCCCTCAGTGGATGCGCCACTGGCTGGACACCGCCTTTGCCCGAGGCCACATCACCACGCGCATCGAACGCCGCGCCGCGCGCCGCCCGGACCAGATGTATGAATACCTGCGCGACTGCCAGCACTTCATCGGCATCTACGACAAGCTGTGCGAACGGTGCTTTGACGCGGCCACCCCGGAAGAGGGGTTCGAAATCGCGTGGGAACACGTGCTGAAGATCGAGACGGTGGGCAGGTACGCGGCCATCAAGCTCATCGAATACCTGCGGCGCTTCCACGACCTGCCGGTGCGCACGCCCGACATCCGGCCCTTCGCCGCGTGGTCACCGAGGCACACGCTCGGCTACCTGTTCCCCGACCGGGGGCTGGGCAACAGGGACAATTCCAAGGAAGCCCTGAAGCTGGCGCACGAAAGCTGCGAAGACGCGCTGGCGCTGCTGGACGACGACCACGGCATCAAGATCGATATGTTCCAGCTTCAGGTGCTGCTGTGCGAATACCGCGAAAGCTGGGAAAGCAAGAAGTTCTATCCGGGCCGCAGCCACGACAGCGAACTGAGATATGCCCGGCGGGCCGAGGACGAGTGGGAATACACATCGGCCATCTGGCAGGCGCGCAAGAAGCTGTTCCCGTTCAAGCATCTCGGCGAAATGATGGGCTGGGACAAGCCGCGCAAAGACGCGGCGGCATCGCTGGCCGACCATGGCTACACGTGGTCAGACCTGCGGTTCAACTACCTTTCCACCACTGACTTTGCGCATCCGAAGGAATGGTCGGCATGATGCGGGTCTACGAGTTGATGCCGGGCCGGATGTACCTGTCGGCGCGAACCCACACCTTGACCGATAACGAAGTGCGTTACCTGATTGGCGACCATGACATTACCGGCGTGATGAACCTGTGGCACACGCCCGATGCGCGGGTGCGCGAACTGGTGGGCTGGTACGAGCAGAAGACCATGCCAGACGGCAAGGTCACGGGCGAAGCGGCAATCGTCGCCGAGTATGCCGCCGTGCGTGTCGAACGCCACATCCGGGAGGGCGGCTGCGCGCTGGTGCATTGCTGGGGCGGACGCAACCGCTCGGGGTTGGTGGCGGCATTGGCCCTGATGCGGCTGCGGGGCCTGACCGGAGCCGAGGCAATCGAGGCCGTGAAGCAGGTTCGGAAGGGCGCGCTCGCCAACGAATACTTTAAGCAGTATCTAATGGATCGCCCATGATTGTGCTGTTGAGAGGTGCGTCGGGTTCCGGCAAGAGCTTCATCGCCCGCGAGGCGATGGCACGGGCCGGGGGCATGGACAAGGCGCTCAAGCTCCCGCTCGGGCCACGGCGCAAGGTCGGGGCCTACATCTGGGACAAGGCCAAGCTGACGGTCATCGGGCGCTACGATGAGGCGACCGGTGGCTGCGACGCGCAGACGTGGCCGGGGGCGGCCAACGATCAGGAAGCGTTGATCGTCGCCGAGGCCCTGCGGGGCCAGAACGTGCTGTTTGAAGGGCTGCTGGTGGGTAGCTGGGGGAAACCCCGCCTGCGCAAGCTGGACGCCGCCGGGGGCCTCACCGTCATCCTGCTGGCCACCACGATAGACGAGTGTCTGGCGTCGATCTACGCGCGCCGCGAGGCAGCGCAAAGCCCCAACCCGTTCAACGAGGTTCACACCCGGAACAAGCACCGGTCGCTGATCGTCACGACCCGGAACAACCGGAAAATTGGCCTGAACGTGTTCATGCTGCCACGCGCCGAGGCGATGACCAAGACCATGGAGTTGCTGGGACTATGAGCCGCGAGCCAATCGACCTGACACTGCACCTGCACCACGAAACCCCCATGGCTATTCTGGTGTCCGACAGCGGCGAGGAAAAAGATGCCGTCTGGTTACCCAAGAGCCAGTGCGACATCGAAGGGAAAAGGGGCAGCGACATCGTCATCGTGACGCTGCCGGAATGGCTGGCGATGAGAGAAGGGCTGATATGAGGACGATACACGCGACCAACGTCAACGACGCATGGCCGAAGGCAATCACCCTGATTGATATGTACGGCGTGCCTGAGCCGTCGCGGGCGGGTAACGTGCGCGTCGTGCCGTGGCCGGTGGTCACCAACTATGCACAACCGATGCAGCGGGTGCTGTTCGACCCGGTCAGGGATGCAAACCCTATATTTCACTTACACGAAGCGCTGTGGATGCTCGCCGGGCAGAACGACGCGACATGGCTTGACCAGTTCGTCGGCGACTTCTCGGCCCGGTTCGCCGAGGAAGACGGACAGATGCACGGGGCCTACGGCTACCGGTGGCGTCGCCATTTCGAGAACCCAAATGCCTACACCAACACGGCGCTAGACCAGTTGAAAAAAGTAATTAGCATTTTGCAGGACGACCCGACCAGCCGCCAAGCCGTCATCCAGATGTGGGACGCGCCATGTGATCTGGGTGTCGTTGGCTTAAAGGATCGCCCCTGCAACACCCAGATTTACCTGCGCATTCAGAAAAACGCGCTTGATCTTGGCGTCACCTGCCGCAGCAACGATATCGTCTGGGGCTGCTACGGCGCGAATGTCGTGCATTTCTCAATCTTGCAGGAATACCTCGCCGCGCGCATCGGCGTCGGCATGGGCACGATGACCCAGTTCTCTTGGAACTGGCATATGTACGACAGCGCCAAGCATCTGGTGAGCCTTGACGCGATGTCCCGTCATCCGGCCTACCCCGGCACGCTGCCGCTGGTGACCGACCCCTACACATTCGACGCCGATGTCAGGGCCTATGTCGCCGACCCCGACGAGGTGCCGAAGCTGCGAAATGAATTCCTGACCAACACGGCGCGGCCCATGTTCCTCGCGAACAAACTGCGCAAAGAGCATGACTGGGAAGAAGCACTGAACTGGGCACATTCAATTGCCGCGCCTGACTGGCGAATTGCTACGGCAGCGTGGCTGAAACGGAGGATGAAGAAATGACAAGTGCATCAGCCCGACCGGGCGACCCCTACACTTCACATCTGGCCGCAAGCATTGTTGGGAAATCGAAATTGGAAGAGGATGTCTTTAATTTCATGCGGACATGCTGGCCACGCTACATGACTTCAATTCAGATCGCTGCCGAGATGAACATCGACAAGTGGTCTGTCTCGCCGCGCATGAAGCCGCTGCATGACAAGGGGTTCCTTGATGACCCCGTCAAACTGGCGGGCATGAATTCGTCAGGGAAAATCCGCCTGCTTCAACATTGGCGCGTCAAGGAGACATGGAAATGAGCATTTTCAGGACGATCAAGAAGGTACGCGACTGCGAGGCGTGCGCTGGCGAGGGCACCGACCCGGTATCGGGCAACCCGTGCCTGTCGTGCAGCGGCACCGGTCAGGTCGAAGTGCTGGCCCGCGTCAGTCAGGCGGCGGCGACGAGGGCTGCGTCGGCGGCCAAGGAACTGCCACCCCGGCAGCGGCGCGAGGCGCGCGAGCGGCTGGAAGACCACGAACCTGAGCCCGAAGGTTTGCCCGGAACGAAAAAGGATCGTAAAAGCAAGGTCGGAAGAGGCATTGTTGACGAGGACGCTACATGACCCAAACCGATTTCGTGACCGACGACCTGTATTTCGCGGGCCGCACCAGAAGGTATCACACGTGGCCTACCATCCAGACCCAGACGGTGGCTGAGCATAGCTGGCAGATGGCCTGCATCTACGCGGCCATCTTCGGCGATCTGGGCGGCCCGGTCGAACGCTATATCCGCCTGCACGACGCGGGCGAGCTTGGCGTCGGCGACATCCCGTTCCCCGTGAAAGCGGAAAATCCCGACCTCAAGAGCATCGTTGAGCGGCTGGAACGCCGGGAGATGGACAAGCTGAAGCTGGCGCAACTGCCGCCGCTGCATCCAAACCTGATCGCCCGCATCAAGGTGTGCGACCTCTTGGAAATAATGCAGTTCGGCATGGTGGAACGGCTGATGGGCAATATGTACGCCATCGCCATCGTCATGCGCACGCGACAGGCCGCCCTGAAGCTCGCGGCAACATTGACCCGCGACGATTACAACGCCGTGAATGAGTTCATTGAGCGCGCCGACGCAAGGCACGAAGACGTGCTGTACCAGATGAACCGGCGCACCGGGGCCGTGGGCTACAACCTGAAGGAAAGCGCATGATGGACAAGACCGCCAAGGTGATGAGCGAGCGCGCCCCCGTGCATGGCGAATTCAACGAGAATTCACGGGCGACGTGGGAGATGCTGCGGGCCATGCAGCGCGAGCGCAACTGGCCCATCCTGCCCGACCCCCAGCGGCACGCGCTCTATATGATCGCCCACAAGATGGCCCGCATACTGGCAGGCGACCCCAGCCACGAAGATCACTGGGACGACATCGCCGGTTACGCCCGCTGCGTCGCAGACCGCCTGCGCAAGCCCGTGCGGCCCTATGACGGGCAGGAGCTTTACGCCGCGCTCGCCGTGGGCTGGGGCTGCACCCGCGAGGAAGCCATGCAGCGGGTTCACGACATCTATGGCAAGCGGACGAAAGAGGTTGCTGCCAACGGTCATGGCGGCACGCCCGAGAACGGCGGCCACCACGCTGCCGCCAGCGACGCCGACACGGGCATGGACGACGCCGTGCGCGCCGTGCGGCAGGAACTGAACCGGGGCATCTGACCCGTGGCCAAGAGGTTCAAACAAGGGCAGCTTGGCTTGTTCCGCCCCGACAGCGACTGGAAACCACCATCGGAACTGCCCGACCTGCGGCAGCATCCGGTGGTGGTGCTTGACTGCGAAACCCGCGACATGGGTCTTGAGCATGGCAAAGGCCCCGGCTGGGCTTTCGGCCAAGGTTACATTTGCGGCGTAAGCTGGGCCGCCGAGGGCACCAGCGGCTATGCGCCGATCTACCATGCTGACGGCAACCATTTCGCGCGGACAGAGGTCATGCAGTGGGTGACCGACATCGCCAAGAGCGCCACCCGGCTGGTCTTCCACAACGCCGCCTACGACTATGGCTGGCTGACGACGAGCGGGGCCGACCTGACCGGCGCGCAGATCGATGACACGCTCGCCGCCTGTGTGTTGACCGACGAGAACGAATTCAGCTACGCGCTGGACGATTGCTGCCATCGCATCGGCCTTCCCGGCAAGGACAAGAAGCTGCTGGCGCAGGCCGTGGAAAGCGAGGGCTACGACCCCGCCAAGGCGGCTCAGGCCATCTGGGCCGTGGAAGCCAAGTTCGCGGCCCCCTACGCCATCGCCGACGCTGAGCAGACATGG